ACACCGCTACTTGCATAATTTACTGTTGTTGCACCTTGTATTTCTTCAACAGTTTTATCAAATCTTGGAAGATTAAAATTATTATGAACAGACATGATCTGTTTAGCTTCATCAAGTTTAATCTTTTTATTACTTTCAATTATTTTTGCGTTATAATTTGCTGCTTGCTGTTCAGCTTTACCCGCAAATATATCTCCAAAAAAACTCATTATAAAATCCTCGCAAATCTGTAAAAGTCTGCTCCATCTGGCCCGTAGTTCTTCATTAAACCTTCCTCTTTTAAACCTAAAAATTTTGCAAATCGGATAGCAACATCACAATCTGCTTTGACACTTGTTTGAAATCTTTTAATAGAATTATTTTTTAAAAGCATATCGCACCTTAATTTAATAACTTTTGAAAATGTTATTGGATACTTATTTATTTCTTCAGTTGCTAATACCCACCCTTCAGCAACACCATCCCAGAGTGGAAACACTCCACCAGCCGCAATGGGTTTGTTATTTAACATTCCAGTAAACGACATTCCAATTTCTTTAAGATAGTAAGCATATTTTCTATGCTCTGGTTTTAACTCTAATAATTTAGAATTTAATCCTTGATCCAAAATAAATTCTGCGTGTTCGTTTTCAAAGGGTATAAATTCTATGTTAGACACTTTCTGTCTCCAATCTTGGGTATATTCCTAGTATTGTCATTGGTAATGCTTGAGGTTGTTGAATATAAACCAATCCTTCTGTGCCGTAACCACTATCAAATTCAATAGATTTATCTCCACTAAATAATGGAATAGGTAAATTCATAGCTGCACCACTAGATCTAAAATCTAAAGCTGTTAAGTTTGCTTCATTTGGCCCAACACTAGCTCCTACTGTATCTTGAAATCTTATAGATAAATCGTAAACTCTTTTAGTTTTAGTTTGTGTAGTTTGTGAAAAACCCTCATCTAATCTCATTGTTTGTAAATCAGAAGAATATAGTAAACCAACTTTAGCTTGTTCCGTTCCAAGATCTAATGAAATACCACCACCCGTAACTGATTTACTTGTTTGTGTTGAGCCTTCACTAATAATATCAACTACCTCTCCTTCTAAATGATCTAAACCACTTAATGTAGAAGTTTCTCCACCAACATAACCTAATCCACTATCTAAATAATGAAATGCTGTTACATCTTTTGAAAAATTAAATGGAGTAAAAAATTCAACATAACGTCTAACAGCTCCATTAATAAATCTTTGAATAATTAAATAAACTTGATCTTCATCGTTATCGCCATCAATTACTGCAACACTTTCAACTTTAGCATGAGTTAAAATATTATCAGTTTGTTCGGTTGTATGTGCTGAAGTTAAACTAACAACGGTTGTTAAATTTTTATCTGAATACAGTTTAATTTGGTTGTTATCAATTTTTTCAATATAGTATTTTTTATTTTCAACTAATCCACCAATAGTAGTTCCAGTATTGTCATAATAAAAAATATCTCCAGTTTTAAATCCATGAGCTACAGAATAAATAAAATTAGAAGATATGTTTATACCTTGATAGATATATTGTGTGGTGTTTACACTTGGAACTGTAGTTAATGAAATAGCTGTTCCAGCTGTAGCTTTAACAGAAGTTGTTGCTAGTTTGAGAGTATTGCTATCAGTAGCTATTGCGTAATAAAGATTGGAATTATTTAATCCTCCAATAATATTAGATGCTGCATAATAATAAACGGGATCCCCAGTTGATAAACCATGAGAAGCAGAAGTAATTGTGTTATTTGCTGTGCTAACTATTGTTGCATTTGATACAAAAGAAATTTGTTGTTGAATAATATTTTTAGTTGTATCAGATTTTCCAGCAATGATATGACGATGCCAGGCGACAACATTCTCTAATCTATTATAAGTTAGACCCGATAATACGCCATCTGTTCTTGCAGCCCATACGACAGAATAAGGTTCTTGTTGGTAATCCATTTGAACAATACCCGTGTCGGAAATGTGATCTGAAAGAATAGTTAAATCGGGAGCAACGTAACCATCTGTATCAAAGTTATAAGCAAGCTCTCTTAATTTTCTTTTTGCACGTTGTAAAAAGATAGTTGCGTTACCAATAGATAATGCGTCAACATTAGCTGAACCATAGTTAGATTGTTTAACAATAGAAATATTTGTAGGGGTAATAGCGGTAGAGTTTCCAGAAGATACAGCATACTCGCCACCCGTTGTTAAACAGATTAAAGTTCTAGTAGCTTTTAAAGATTTGATGGCATTAACTTGATTTGAGGCAATAGTATAAACCATAGCATCATCATCATTAGTTCCCGTCAACATATTTTCATAGTCTCCAGATTTAGAAAAAAACATAGTTTGGGGTTGATCGGATGTTGCAGCAAATACTAATCTTTGTTCAAAAAATGAAACAGATGAAGGATGACCAGTAGTATCTGAGAATGCACCAAGTTGAAAAGCAGCTATTGCATTATCGTTAGTAAATGCAGTTAAGATTGTAGCAACGGCTACTGTTGCATTTGTTCTAGCTGTAATTATTGCAGTACCACCATTAAATTTTACTATTCTACCAACATCTGTTGCAAGCCAACCGACACTACCATTAACACCAGTTGTAGCAGATAAAGTTAAAGTTTTACCAGAAGCTGCGGCTGCTTGTTGAGGAGTTATAGTTGTTGCTGTTGTATTTGTTGGAAGATAAGGACCAGCAGTAAACACAACTTCAGTTAATGTCCATGATGTATGACCAGTTCTTGATAACTTCATCACTTCGTGATTTGGATGAGTGATATACATAACGTCTGCTGATTGAGCAAACTTTAGTTCAAATAATTCTGCTGTTAAATACGGACTTACAATTTCATAAATTCTATTAGCATCACCACCTGAACTGTATGTTGTAAAGGCTGATGAGTTAATATTAGTTCCATCAACATTTTGTAATTCAAATGTATTAGTAGTTTTTTCTGCAACTTTAAATGTTTTACCATTTACTTCAGTCATACCTACAACAGAAGTTATAATTATATTTTGTCCATCAACATAACCATGACCATTAGCAGTTACTACAGCTGGATTAGCTTTTGTAATTCCACTTATAGTTACATCACCTTCTGTAATCTGACCTTTGTCTTTATACATTCGGATATAAGTATTTCCAAATTCTAAAATATAAGTTTGAGTAGTTGAAAACTCAAAAGGTATTAATCTTGTTTTAGCAGAGCTTGTTTTAACTTCTGCTATAAATTGTGTGCCTACTCTTCTTGCTGCTGCACCTTGAGGATGCACCAACATATTTTGTAATGTCTTACAGCCAGAAGCATATTTTTCAAAATCAGTTCTGCCATCTAACTTTGCAGAAAATTCTCCTGAAACAAAACTATTTAAAGAAGCTGTAGTTCTTGGCATTACAGTTTAGCGTTTGTAAATTCAGAACTCTCAATAGTTCCTAAACTATTTTCAGTAGCATCTATAAATCTTGCTTCTCTTAATCTTTCATCAGCTCTAGTCATATATTGATTAGCTAATGTTGCGTTGTTAGTTATTGCATAAGCAAGATCGGCTGCTAGTTGATGTGAAATACTTTCTCTTAAATAAGTGTCGTAATTATTAGGATCGGTGTCTAATGCAATATAGATTAAGAAAACTGTATCAATATCTGTAACAATATTTCTACCTTCTAATTTATAATCTAAAGCACTAGCTATACTGTCTGTTGTACCGTTATGAATTTTTAATACTCTTAAACAATCTGAAGGTAATGCGTAAGCATGATCATATTCGACTATTGGAGCTGTAGAATTTTGAGCAAGTTGAACTCTTTTGTGTAAACAATTCCAAGCATGAGATCTGAATACTCTATTTCTTACAGGCTCATATCTTTGATTACATAAACGAGCATTTTTAGTGTCATCTGTTAATGCTGCTATTGTTGATGCACCCAGCAAATTCAATGCTGAATTACACATATTTACTACACTTGCCATTATAAAATTATGCCTACTACAATAGTAAGAACAACAGCTACTACAGTAACTTTAATTGTTGTACTCCAACCATTCCAAATCTTTTTTAATTTTTTCATTTTATTATACTCCTTGAAGTTCTTTACATTCTATTTTTACAGCAATCTTACTGGTGTTAATTTCTTCTTTAGTTAATAAATCTAAACTTTTGTAAGCTTGATGATAACCAGTTCTTACA